AAAAATAAATTTTATGGTAAACCATACGTTTATTGGACAGAAGGTAATAATTTAAGAAGAACAGATTTTGCAGGATATACAGCAAGAAAATATAAAAGTCAAATTGCTGAAGAATTAGCACCTGCTATAGGAGATGATGTAGCTAATATGATAAGAAAGCAATTAAGAAAAATAAAACCAACAGCACAAATAAGTTAAGATATTATGGCGACAAATACAGAAAAGATAGTAGTACAGGTAGTTGTACAGGGTCAAAAAGATTTAGAAAATTTAAACAAAAAAACAAAAGACACTTCTATAGGTTTTAATAAAATGACTGCAGGTGTTTTAGGTGCAGTTACAGCTTTTAGACAAATAAACCAATTTGTTTCTAATGCTGTAAAAACTTTTAGAGACTTTGAATTTCAAATGGCAAAGGTTAGAGCAATAACTGGTGCATCTAACAGAGATTTTTTAAAGTTAAGCAAAACATCACAAGATTTAGGTAGGTCTACATTCTTTACTGCACAACAAGTTGCAGAGTTACAAACTAACTTTGGTAAACTAGGTTTTAGCACAAAAGAAATATTAAATGCACAAGAAGCTACACTTAATTTAGCAACAGCAACAGATAGTGATCTTGCAAGAGCTGCTATTGTAGCAGGAGCTGCAGTTAGAGGTTTTTCTTTAGATGCAAAAGAAACAACAAGGGTTGCAGATGTTATGGCAGTAGCATTTACTAGTTCTGCACTTGATATAGAAAAATTCCAAACATCTATGACAAAAGTTTCTCCTATTGCTGCAGGAGCAAACATATCTTTAGAAGCTACTACAGCAGTTATGGGAACATTAACAGATGCAGGTATTGAAGCATCTATTGCAGGTACATCTTTAAGAAATATATTCTTAAAAATGCAAGACCCTGCTTCTGATTTGTCAAAACATTTAGGTTTTACAGTAAACAGTTCTGAAGATTTACAAAAAGCATTAGACATATTAAATGAAGAAGGATTGTCAAATGCTGAAATGATGCAGCTTGTAGATTTAAGGCAAGTAGCTGCTTTTCAAACTATGATTAATGGTTCTAAGAATATATCTGATTTAACTTTTGAATTAGAACAAGGTACTGGTGCTGCAGGAGAAATGGCAGACATAGTAGGTGATAATTTAGAGGGAGCATTTAAAAGATTAACTTCTGCATGGCAAGGTTTACAAATTGTAATAACAGAATCTGTTTTTGGTAAAGGGTTACAAAAATTTATAGATGGTACTGCACAATTATTTAACAATTTTACTTCTTTTATAGAAGAACCAATTGAAGAGACTTTAAATAAAGACAGAATTGCTATGAACGCATTGGCTATGGAAACAATGCAGTTAGCAGAAGGAACTGATGAAAGAAGATTAGCTATAATAGAATTACAAAAAAAATATCCTGAATATTTTGCAAATTTAGATAGTGAAAAAACAAAAAATGATGAATTAAAAGGAGCTTTAGAATTAGCAAATGATCAATATATACAAAGAATAATTTTAAGGCAGAAAGATGCAGAAGCACAAGCTAAAGAAGAAAAAGCTGCAAAACAAGATAAAATAATTAGAGATGAAACAAAAAAAGCAAGAGAAGCAGCTTTAAAAATTATTGAAGAAGAAGGACTAGCTTTAGACATTAGTAATATGAAGCTAGAAGAATATAGAAGTGCTATTATGAATGCAATGAAGGCAAACATAGATTATACAGATTATGCTAATCCTTTATTGGTAACCTTAAACAATTCAGCTAAAAGAGCAAAAGTTGCTTCAGACAGGTATGATGATTTAAGTACTTCTGCAGGTGATTTAAGAGAAGAATACAAAAAATTAAAAGAAGAGTTTAAAATAGGTGATGATGAAGCTCCTGAAGGTGGTGATGATGGTTCAGACCCTATAACAGTTATTGTAGATAAACTTACAGAAGAAACAGAAGCATTAAAAAGAAAACTAAGAGAAGATATTAATGCAGAAAAAGAAAAATTTATAGAACAAGGAGAGTTTACTAAAGAAAACAAAAAACAACTTGACCAAATAATTTTTGATTTAGAACAAGAACATTTACAAAAATTGCTTGAATTGAATATAGCATATGGTGAGGACACATCTCAAATACAAGCACAAATTTTAGATAATGAATTAGAAAAACTAGATGAAATAGCTAAAAAGCATAAGAAAACCAGAAAAGATCAAATTGATGATATTGATGATTTAGGCGATGCATTAGTACAATTAGCAGGTGAAAATGAAAGGTTAAATAAAATAAGAGAAGTTGGTGTAGCAATAACACAAGCTGCTGCTGCTGCTGAAAGTGTTTTAAAACTACAAAAAACATTATCTGCTATTACTGAAGGTAAATTAACTTTAGCTACATTATTAGGTACAAAAGCAAAGGTTGCAAACACAGCAGCTACTACTGCTGAAACTGTAGCAACTGGAGCAAACACAGTAGCAACTACAGCTAATACTGTTGTTGAAACAGCTAGTATTGCACCAAAAGTAGCATCAGGTGCAGCAGGTCAAACTAAGCTACCTTTTCCTCTAAACATAGTTGCTGTAGTAGCAACGTTAGCTTTACTATCAAGAATTGTTAAAAGTTTTGGTAATGGTGGTGTAATTGATACATTTGCTCATGGTGGTATGGTACATGGTAGGTCTCATGCACAGGGTGGTGAGAAGTTTGCAGTAGGAGGTAGAGTAGTAGAGTTAGAAGGAGGTGAAGCAGTTATAAATAAACGTAGTACAGCTATGTTTAGAAATCAATTGTCTGCAATGAATGTTGCAGGTGGTGGTGTAAAGTTTGCTGATGGTGGCTTAATGAATATGCCATCATTTGCACAATCACAGTTTAATGCAACAAGTCAAGCAGGTATGATGGGTGCAATTGGACAGGGAGGTAAAGTAGTCGTAGTAGAATCAGACATATCAGATGTACAAAATACTGTATCTGTAATAGAGTCTGAAGCAACATTTTAAAATTTAACATATGTTTGTTGATAAAAAAACTAAGTTAGAAAGATTAGCTATTTGTAAAAAATGTACTTTTTACAGGAATTTTTTAATGCTTAAAAAACCAGTTATTAATATAGGTTCAAGATGTAAAAAATGTTCTTGCTTCCTAGATGCAAAGACATCATTACAAGCTGACTGGTATGGCAAGTGTCCTGAAGGCAAGTGGTAATCAAAATAACAATATGAATATACAAGAAATAGCTAAATCTGTTGCAAAGACAGACAGAGAGATTATTATAAAATCTGTAGCTGACAATACAAGTTACAATGCAAACTTTGGTAAACACAAAATAGATGCAATGTATATTATGTATGACCAATGGCACAAATTATTTCCTGCACATAAGCAAGATATAAATTGTTCATCATGTAGAAATGCAGTTGCAAAGTTTTGGAACACAATGTGTGATGAGTGGTCAAAAGAAAAACGAAAAAAGAATGTCAAAAAGACAAAATAAAGTAGATGTAGTTTACGACTACTTAGAATTGTTAAATGTTGAGTTAACAAAAAGGTTTGGTGAAACTGCTACATATAAAGATATATTAAGACACTTAGTAGAAAGAGGTATGGTAGAACCTAAACGACTAAGAAATTATGTTTTAATAGCAGACTTTGATAGAAGATTAGTTCATAATAAAAATAATAGAACACATACTTTTATGGATTTATCTTATAAGTATAATATTAGTGAAAGTCAAGCACAAAATATAGTATATAAGTATAGAAAAAAAGCAAAAGCATCTGAAAATATATCTTATTAAAAGTTTTTTCCACAAATTAGGTAGATTATCAGTCTATTAGATTCTAATTTTGCATCTATGAATAAAAAATGGTACAATATACAAGGAAAAGCAACAGATGCTGTTGCAGAAGTTTACATCTTTGATGAGATTGGTGCATATGGAATTACTGCACAAGATTTTATTGCAGAGATGAAAGAGTACAAAGGTACTCCTGTTAATTTACGAATCAACTGTATTGGTGGTGATGTATTTGATGGGATGGCTATGTACAACATAATAAAAAAGAGAGAAGCAAAGACTACAGCATACATAGAAGGTATAGCAGCAAGTATGGGTAGTGTTATAGCTTTAGCTGCTGATGAGGTAGTTATGGCAGAAAATTCTCTTTTTATGATACACAATGCTTGGGGTGGTGCAATGGGAGAGGCAGAAGATATGAGAAAGACTGCATCAGTTTTGGAAAAAATTAGTGGTGAAATTGCTAATATCTACAAAAGAAAAACAGCATTGTCGTTAGATAGAATTACTGATATGATGGATGAAGAAACTTGGTTAAATGCTCAAGAAGCATATGAGCTTGGGTTTATAGATTCTATATCTGATTCTATTAAAGTAGCAGCTAAGTATGATGTTTCTAAATTCAAAAACATTACTACTGAACAAATACATAATAAATTAAATATTAACGTAAATAACAAGAAAATGACTGAAGAGTTAAAAAATTGGTTTAACAACAAAGTTGATGAAATTGTTGCTTCTGTAAAAGGAGCTGACAATAAATCAGAAGATGTTGTTACTGAAGTCAATGTTATGCTTTCAGATAATGAAGAAATATCAAACAAATTATCTTCTTTTGAAGCAAGTATTACTGACTTAAATGGAAAAATTGTTTCTTTAGAAGAAGAATTAACTTCTGCTAAAGGAGAAAACGAAACTCTTTCTACTGAAATAGAAAGACTAAATGCTTTATTAAACAAAGCAGATGCTAAAGGTACTGAAATAGAAACTGAAGGCGACCCTGCTGTAGTTGAAAATAAAACTGTTGATGCTAACGCAAGTTTTTACAATGCAATGGCTGATAGAGTTAGAGCAAAATTTAATAATTAATAATCTAAAATAAATAAAAAATGGCAAACGTAGCAAATAATAGTATAGCAGCAACTTATAGTGGTGCTAACTTAAACGAAATCTTTTATGAGCCAGTATTTAGAAGTGATGATTTAATGCGTAACTACAGAGTTATCCCTAATGTTAAGCATAAAATGAATGTTTACACTTCTGCTGCTCTAACTAAAATAGTACAACCATATACAACTTGTTCATCAACAAGTGGTTCTACTCAATTTAACATTGATGACAAAGTAATTACTGCAGGTAGATGTAGAGTTGCTTTAGAGCAATGTACTGATGAGTTCTTTGGAACTTACATTGAGGAGATGTACAGAAATGGTGTAGATGTAATGAATGTAGAAGGTACTCAATTAGCAGATGCGATTGTAAATCGTGCAGTTAAAGGTATTGGACAAGATGTTGTAAGATTAGCTTGGGGTGGTGATTCTACTACTGCAAATTATACAGCTTTTGATGGATGGATGAAATTAATGGGTGCTGATGCAACTGTATTAGCAGCTAGAGTAACTTATGCTGGTACTGAAGCAGCTCCAACTGCAGCTGATGCAATTGGTCTAATCAGAAAAGTATATGATGAAGCTCCTGCAGCTTTACAACAAGTACCTTCTTCTGACAAGAAGATGTTTGTAACTCCAAAAATCTTTAATGCTTACCTAGCAAACTTAGAAGGTTCTTCTGCAGATTTAGCTATTGTAAACACACAAGATGGTTACACAAGAGTTAGCTTTAGAGGAGTACAAATCGTACCTATGTATGAGTGGGATACAATCTTAACAGATACTGACCCTACTATTTTTGATGTAGGTGGTACTGATTACTCTAATGGTGTATGTTACTGTGCAACAGAGAACTTAATTTTAGGTTCTGATGTAACTGACCCTGAAGGTTCATTAAAGTATTCTATGATGATTTAGAAGAAAAAATGTTCTTTAGAGGTTACTTCAAGTTAGGAGTACAGTTCTTGTACCCTTCACTTGTTCAATGGGGACTAGTAATATAATACTAATGTAATATAGAGAGAGTGTAAAAGCTCTCTCTAATTTACTTTTTAATAACTTTTTAAAATAATAATAATATGGCTATAGATACAGGTTTAGGTGTTACTTGTGCAGATTTACAAGCAACAGGTGGTATTAAGCAAATTCTTTTAAGATCATGGGTTGATACTGATGCAATAACATATGGTGCAGCAGGTTCACATGATATAAGCAGTATACAAAGTGGTTCTCCTGCAGCAGATGCTGAATGGTTTGTGTATGAGTTTAAAAACGAAATGCCTTCATTAACAATAAATGCAACTAAAGAAAATGGCTCAACAGCTTTTGAATGTGCATTATCATTAATGATACCAAAAATGAACAAAGCAAGATTTGATGAGTTACAAAACTTATTAAGTACTTGCATGATGGGAATTATTGTAGATACTAATGATGAAAAATTTGTTATAGGAGCAAGTGAAAAATATGCTAATGAAGATGTAGCAGCAAAAAGTCAAACTTTCTTAAACTTAGTAAGTATGGAAGGTGGAACTGGTGCAGCTTATTCAGATGAGAATGGTTTAACAATCAACTTGACTGCAAGACAGTTTGAATTACCAAGAATATATACTGGTACTTTAACTGTAGATACTTCAGCATTAACTGCAACTACTTCTTAATACTAAAAAATAGATAATATAGGTTTGGTTCTACCTGTAAAATAACCTATACTATCTTTTTTTTTAATTATGTGTGATTGCAACAAAAAAATTGTAGATTTATCACACTTAAGAATTTATACAATTATGGCAACTTACAAAGCAAAATTATCTTCTGGAAGAACTTATAAGGGAGATTTTACAATTAAATGGGCAACTGCTACACAAGAAGAATTAGCTCATGCATATGAAGATTTAGGCATAACTGATTTAATAGAAAAAATAACAAAAACAAAAGATGAGTCAGAGAAAACAAGCAAGAAAAAGTCAAGTAAGAAAGCAGACTCTACAGAAGAGTAGCACTTTTGAATTTGGTGTTTTTGATTTAGCAGTACCATACGATGTAGAAGAACCACAAGACTTATCTAAGGTTCTAACTAAATACATACCTTTTGGTAACAACAATTTATTTCCACAATATTTAGCAGAGCTAAAACGTAAATCTTCTACACACAGAAGTGTACTAGCACAAAAGACTGTATTTACAAGTGGTGCTAAATTTGTAACAAACAATCAAGATATTCAAGCATACATAAAAGATGTAAATGCTAACAAAGAAACTTTAAGACAAGTATATAAGAAGTTAGCTGATGATTACTATACTTTTGGAAATGCTTACTTAGAAGGAGTTTTATATGATGGTGGTGTAAATCTATATCACATAGATGCAACTACTGTTAGAATGGCTAAAAACAAGAAAGAAGTATATGTACACCCAGATTGGGCAAAGTACAACACAATGAAAGATAAAACACAGACTATACCTCTTTATCCTAATTTAAAAGGTAAAAGGTTTGTGATGCATTTTAAAGATTATGAACCAACATTTACTTATTATGGTTTACCTGACTATGTTGCAGCACTTGACCATATAGCTGTAGATTATGAAATAGGTAAATGGAATCACACTAAATTCCAAAATGGTTTTCAGCCTTCTGCTATTGTAGAAATATCAGGAGATATGGGAGAAGAAGAGGCAAAGAAATTAGTAAAAGAAGCACAGAAAAAATTTGTTGGAGAAGGTAACAATGGCAAGATTATGTTTATTGTAAAGAATGGCGATACTTCACCTGCAAATGTTTCTATAATAAAAGATGATCAAGATGGTAGTTGGCTAGACTTACAAAAGATTACTGATCAAAATATAATTACAGCACATAGATGGCAACCTGCTTTATCTGGTATTGTAAGTTCTGGTAAGATGAACAATACAGGTAGCGAGATTAGAATTGCATATGATATGGCAATGACTACTGTAATTAAAGACACATCTGATTTATTATTAGATGGTATAAAAGACATACTTTTAAAAGAGATGGGCTTTGCAAGAGAAGACTTGTTAATACAGTACGAGCCACCAGTATCTTTTGCAACTCAATTAGACCCTACTAAGATACTTACAATAAATGAGCAAAGAAAAATGTTAGATGAAGACTTCCCTATGCTAGAAGAGGGTAATATGTTCTTAACTGACAGAGAGCAAATTATTGTAACAAGAGATGATGACCAAGATGGTATAGGAGATAGCGAGAGTGAATTACAAGTAACTGAAGTTGAATCAGAAAACGAAGAACAATAAATATGGCAAACGTAAATCAATACATACCTTTAGTAACTGCAGGAGAAGTAATTAGCAATAGTTTTACAAATGCTAACACAGACCCTGCTTTAATATCTGACAATACTATTTTATTAGCTGAACTTGCTCATATAAAACCAGTTATTGGTAAAGATTTTTACGAAGAGTTAAAGACACAACATAACGATGGTACTTTAACTGCTGCTAACCAAACATTAATGGATGATTTTATGACTAGAACTTTATGTTGGTTTGTAAGGTTTGAAGTTATAAATGAGGTGCAAAGCAATAGTAGTAGTATGGGTATTGTACACAATGTAGATGAGTTTGCTACAATTGTAGACCCTGCAGAGCTTAATGCATATAAACAAGACACTTATAGAAAAGCTGACATATATTTAAAAGACATGATTGATTATATGGAAGATTCTGACCAAAATGGTTTGTTTCCAACTTATGAGTCTGACAGACCTACAAGAGGATATGCCTACAAAAATCATGGTATAATTATGTATGATAGCATATACTCAAGACCAAGAACGTATAACTATAATAGTTGGAGAGATTTCTGTCCATGTGATGACTGTTAAAATTTAGAGATATGCCTTGTTACGAATGTGAAAATGGATTATGGAAATTTGGTGAAACTGGCAAGTGTCAGTATGAAACTAAAGAATCGTGTGAAACTGCCAACAAGGATTATTATGCAAAGACATACAATGACTATCCACAGTCTGCAACTAACAATGCTAAGAGAGCTATAAAATATAAAGAAGAAAATGGCAGTTCTTGTGGTACACAAGTAGGGTGGACAAGAGCAAGGCAATTAGCAAACAGAGAAAGTTTATCAAGAGATACCATAGCTCGTATGGCATCATTTAAAAGACACCAACAACATAAAGATGTACCTTACGATGAAGGTTGTGGAGGTATAATGTGGGATGCTTGGGGAGGTACAAGTGGTATTGAGTGGGCAATAAAAAAACTTGACCAAATAGACAAAGAAAAAAATATATTAGACATATTATTTAAAAATTATATAAATACACATGGCTGCTAACGAACATAAAAATTTAACTTATGTAAACAGACACAACCCAAAAGGTTTTGAGTCTGCTACTAATGATACTTTACTAAGCAAAACAGTAGGTAGTGGTACAAATAATACTGATGGTAGTTTATTGTGGGTAAAAAAGAATTTAATTAAAACAGATACTTTTGATATACAAGGGTATGCAACTTTAACTAATTCTAATTATCATTATGGAGCAAACATGACTGATGGTCAATCACCAAATGAATATAATCAAGATAGTGGGGTCTCTATTGTTGGTAATGCATCTTTAGATGTGGGAGATTTTTTTAAGGTTAAATCTTTTGTAATGCACAATGCTTGTAATTTAAATACAATATATATGTGGGCAAATGCAACTACATCAGCAACAATAACTGTAGCTTTGTGTAAACTTACTTTTACAGCAGGAGATACAAGTGCAGTAGAACCTGTACTTTTAAATGAATTAAGTATAACAGGACAGTCAAGTAACGATAATTTACAAGTAACAAGAAATTTAACACCAGAAACAAGTTTAGCAGCAGGTGATGTTTTATTTGCAATGGTTAAATCATCAGCAGCAGCAACAACTTTTTTTAAGTTAGGCATACAAGTTGGATATGATAATTAATAATAAAAAAATACAATGAAAGAGACAATTGAAGATACGATACAAGTGGGAGTGGCAAATGCAGGAGCAATAGGTATATCTTTAGCATCAGTTAATGAGGTGCTAACGACAGTATCTTTATTAATGGCAATAGGATTCTCAATTTATAAATTTACAAAAACAAAAAAATAATATGGCAAGTACAGTAACAGCAGCAGATTTAACAGTAACAATTACAGAATCATACACATTAAATGGTGTGAGCTATGGTAATACTATAAACAAAACTTATACTTCTCAAGGACAAGTAGATCAAAGAATTATGAATGTAGCTACTTCAGAAGTTACTTTGTTTAATTGGAGTACAGCAGATGATGCAGGAACAGGTGTTGCAAATGACTATGCTTACTTTAGAGTTACAAATTTAGATGATACAAACTTTATTTCATTAAGAGTATACAATGGAGCAGATAGCTTTTGGTATAAACTAGCAGCAGGAGAAAGTATGTTATTAATGAATAATGAAATGGATGCAGCTACTGGAAGTTCTTTTGGTGCATTTGCTGACATTTCTTTAGTTGCAGCTACAGCAGATACTGCAGCTTGTGATGTAGAATTTATTGCAGTAACAGCATAGTATGGCTAAGATACTATTTACTTTTAGAAAGAAGAAAAACAAAAAGAGAAAGGGAGTACATTCTAAAAATGCTAGTGTAAATCAGAATGGCTATAAAAAACCTAAAAGAGGACAAGGTAGATAATGAAATTTGAACACTTTAAGAAAAGCGAGTTTGCTTGTAAATGTGGTTGTAAAACTAACATGATTGATTTAGACTTTGTAGAAGATTTAGATAGAGCAAGGTCATATAGCAATATAAAATATAAAATAACATCAGGGTATAGGTGTCCAAATCACCCCCTGTCAAAAGAAAACCCTACAAGTAGCCATATAAAAGGAATTGCTGCTGATATAGAATGTAAAGACTCATATCAGAGAGCATTAATTTTAGGTGGTTTAGCTGAAGCAGGGTTTGTCAGAATTGGTTTGAGCAAGGAAGGGAATTTTATTCATGTAGATGCAGACCAAGATAAGGTACAACCAGTTATTTGGTTGTATTAATTACTAATTTAAATAAATAAAAATATGGAAATGTTAAAAAAGATGTTTAACTCAAAAAAGTTTTGGTATACAGTTTCAGCAGTTTTTGTACCATTTGCAGCAGCAAAATTAGGTTTATCAGAAGCTGAAGTTGAGAAGGTTTACTATGCAATACTAACTTTAATTTTAGGTCAGGGAATTGCTGACATTAAAAAATAATGAGTAAGATAGTAGATATGATAACTGGTAGCTTAGTAAAACAAGCTATCAACCCTATTACTGAATTAATAAAATCAGTATTAGAACTTTTCAAAGACACTAAAGGTAAGTATTCTTCAAAGAGAACTATAAGTGGTGTTTTAGTTATAGCTGCTAGTGCAGATATATCTTTAAATGGTATCACACTTATGAATTTGGGTTTAAGTTTTTTAGCAATCTTACCACTATTGTTTTCAGTATTTGAAAAAAATTGCGATAAGTGTAATTGTAATCTGAAAAATTAATTATATTTGCACTTCTATCAACCAATTCTGGTTGTAAATTGTTTTTAGTTTCAAGAGTGGGGTGTTAATAACATCCCATTTTTGTTTTAAAAGCACCTATTATTTTGCATACATTTAGCAAAACTAAAAATTAAAAATCATGACAGAAAAAAGAAAAGGTAAAAGATTAAGACTATCTGCTGAAGAAGCAGATTTAATATATGAGTTCAGAGGAACTGATGTAGATAACTTAAATGGCAATACTGCACTAGACCTACATTTAAAAGAGAGAGGTATAGACAAGAAAGATGTAGTTAGTGTTAAGCATTGGCAAAATATGAAAGGAGAACTTAGATTCTCTATAGTAACAAAAGAAGAGTATGGCATTGCTGAAGACCAAATATTAGACAAAATAACTGATCTAATAGAAGACTACTCACCATCCTACACAAAAATAGAAAGAGATAAAAATAGTAACCACTTACTTGTTGTAAATCCTGCTGATATACATATAGGTAAATATGCTAGAGAATTAGAAACTGGTAGTGCATATGACTGTGAAACTGCTGTTAATCGTGTTTTAGAGGGCATAGAAGGGCTTTTGCAGAAGTCAGA